AATGTACTTGATAATATTGGTGCCATTGCTGGCCCATTTGAAATTGGACCTGTAGAAGAAGTCACAAATATCACTAATGAGCAAGACCTCATTAATGTATTTGGCGAACCAAAAGACCAAGACGCACAGTATGAGTACTGGATGTCTGCATCTTCTTACCTCTCTTATGGAGGAGTGATGAAGGTCGTTAGAGCAGATGATGATGACCTTAAGAACGCAAATGCTGGTGTTGGTATTGCTTCTACGACTACTCTTAAAGTCAAGAACTACGACGACTACCTCAACAACTATTCAACAGCAACCGATTTCTACTATGCTGCTAAGAACCCAGGTTCTTGGGCAGATAACCTGAGAATCTGCTACATCGACGATTTTGCTGACCAGACCATTGGTATTACCACTTCCGATCTTGGTGCTGCTGGTGCATCGATTGGTGCAGGTGTTACCGCAGCAATTACTGGAGTTCTTCCAGGATCTGGATCAACGTCAGTCTTTACTGGATACGTAAAGGGAATCGTTACTGGTGTTTCCACTGCTGCTAGCGGAACGACAAGCACGGTTGATATTAAGATCGTTTCTAGAGTTTCCTCTGCTGGAGCAGAAACCAGAATCGATTATGCAGAGGGAGACGGATTCTCCTCATTCGATACAAGCGACACCTTATACTTTGTTAATTCCTCAGGTATTAACACTGGTGGAATGGGTGCAGCAGGTATCACTCCAGCAACCGCAGTTGACTGGTACGATCAACAGACCTTAGGTCTCACTAACTCCACGGTTTACTGGAGCACAATTGCACCAAAACCAGGCACATCTGTTTATGCAGATGATAGACAAGGACATAACGATCTTCTGCACATTGCAGTTGTAGATGACCTTGGAGATGTAACTGGAGTTAAGGGCAATATTCTTGAGAAGCACGTTGACCTTTCTAAGGCAAGCGATGCTATCTCTAATGTCAATTCTCCACAGAAGATCTACTACAAAGATTATCTCCGTGATCTTTCTGCAAACATCTATGCAGGTAAGGATCCTCTGGCAGCATCTGATGCTTTCCACGGAACAGTACCAGCAGCAACTGGATTTACTGCTTACACTGGCGTAGCAGCTGCTTCGTTCACTCCCGATACTTCCTCGACTAATCAGTCTGGAACTATTGCTCAAGACAAGCAGTTCCTTGCAATCGGTAATAAGACTTATACCTTACTGGGTGGTAATGATTACCAAAGCACTGGTGGAGACGGTTACAAGGCAGATCTTGGAAAACTGATTACCGCTTACGGACTCTTTAGCAATAAAGATGAAGTTGAACTTGACTTCCTGATTGGTGGTCCTGGTTGCGACACCGAAGCACAATCACAGGCAAAAGCAAACTATATCATCTCTCTTGCTAATGCAAGAAAAGATTGTATCGCTACAATCGGTGCTCACAGAGCAAACTTGGTTGCAGCAGCAGGTGGCGGACTCCTGACCTCC